CTATTGTATCAAGAGCAATTGTAGATGTAATAACAATAAATGGGAAATCGTATATATTGGATTTGAGTTTACATAAGTCAGGAGTAATTAATATTTATAGTTATGAACTCGAAGGCTTGTATATATTTGGAGATGGTGATAATAATGTTTTATAAAGTTACATATTTTGATGGGGAAAATAAAATACATAAGGAATACGAGATTGGTTATCCCTGTGATGTAGTATCGATGTTAAAAGAAGTTGAAACAGTCATAGAAGATGAATCTACAGGCAAAGATATAATTTTAATAAGCATGGAATTGTTGACGCAATAAAGGTGGATGGAGAAAAAATTAGGTGAAGAATATGTATTATAAAATTGGACAATCAAGAATAAATTTGTATTTAGCACGTAGATATGTAATTGGAGAGCATATTAATGGATATGGCGCTAAAAAAAGAAAGAAAATGAAAGAAAAGGCATTAAAAATAAGTTTTTGGTATTTTTACCATGAAATAAATAAAAGGATTTGGGTTTGGTCGAATAAGATATGAATAGAACAGAAGAAAATTTTCTTAAAATACAAATTGATGCGGCCTTAGCAAATGGTTTTGGACATACTTTGATTCGGCAAAAGTTTTTTGATTTTAATAAGAGAGAAATATATATGGATTTTTGGATAAATCCACAGTATGGAGTAAAAGCTAATATTATATCAACAAGAGAAATCATAAAACAATTAGTGGAAAAATATCCCGAAAATGTTAAGGGCTATCAATCATCCAAAATGATAGTTGGAACAAAGATAAAGGTAAGCAAGTTTAAGTTACTTTATAGTAATGGAGATGAAATTGAATTAACAGGGGGGCAGATTAGGGACTATGTAGAATTAGGAATTAAGGATTATAAAAATCAGAGTATAATTTATCAATTTGATAAAGATTGGCATTGGTGGTGGTGTAATAGGAACACTTTTTTATAAATAATTATAAGGAGACGAAAAATGGAAATTGAGGAATTTAGAGCAGGATTACTAAGAGAGCTTAATGCTATAGATAGTAAGTATGCAGGGCTTATAAAAAATAAAAACAATCTTTTAATGTGTGCAGTTGAACTTAATCAGTTAATTGATAAAATATGGAAATATAATTTTTTATTTTCAGAAGATAAAGAGGAGATATTAAGGATTGCAAGAGAAATTTATAATATTTATGGCATGAATAATACTGATTGCATATTGGAAGCTTTAAAAATGAGTTACAACTCTATTTTTAAGCTTATAGACGGATTGGAAGAAAAATATGCCCATAGTTTAAAATGATAAAAGCTATAAAAAATGATAGAATAAATAAAAATAGAAGTATTTATTCAAGAAAGGAGAATGAATGACTAGCAGCGAATTTTTGCAAGAAATTCGCAAGCTGAATAACGAAGTAAACAATTTGGAGTTAGATCGCAAGAGATTGCAAGATGATTTGTATACGTTGCACGGCATTCAATACTCTACTTTTAAAGTTACAGGCGGAATTAGGAAAGATATAGCAGATAAAATCGGAGAAATTGAAGTCTGCATTAATGAACTGAAGAATAAGCAATTTAAGCTGATGGCATATAAAGAATATGCAAGAGAGATTATTGAAAATGTGTCAGAACCGGTATATCGAAGCATTTTAATTGGGCGATATATTAACGGATATGGCTGGTCAATGATAGCATCTATTGTAAATTATGGCCGAGAATGGATTTCCAGGAGATTACACAAAGAAGCATTGGAAGAATTTGATATATTATATAAACAAGTCACAGCAAGTCACAAGACTTTTTGATAAAATGATAGTGTGAATTAATGAAATGTAGTCTCCAGCATTTTATTCACACTTCGTTTTTCACTTGCAAAACTCCATAAAAAAGCACCTTTTGAAGGTGCTTTTTTTATGCTAATTTTAGGACGGTGATGATTATTAGCAACATTATATGCACAAAAAAGAAATGCCTAAATAACGATAAAGGACAATGTACAGCAACTCAAATTATTTATGACGGGTTGTGTCAGTCCTATGTGACTGCTAAAAGTGGGATGCGGAGTAAAGCAGGTAGACTAATTAAATGGAGTGGTAGATTTAAAGAGCCACCAAAAAATGTTATTAAATAAAAGGGGCCTGTAAAAAATAGACTATAGAAAAATTTAGGAAATTAAAAGGGGGCATTGTAAATTTACAATGCATAAGATTGTATGGCTAGAGACTTTTCTAAAGACTTTTACAATGCAACAAGATGGCGTAAGAATGCACGGGCGTTTGCAGAAAGCAAATTATGGATATGTGAACGCTGCCAAAACCGACATATAAAAAAGGCAGTAGCTGATCATAGTGGAGATGTAGACGGTGTGATTACTAAGGGCAAGCAACGATTTATAGTACATCACGTTGAGCCACTCACGCCAGACAACATTAATGATGACTACATAGCTTATGGCTGGGATAACCTACAGCTGTTGTGCATTGAGTGCCATAACACTGTACATGCCAAGCACTGTATAGGTCGACAGCTCGTGTTCGACGGTGATGGCAACTTAGTTAAGATTGTTGAGGACACCCCCCATGGTGTAGATTAATTTAAAAATTTTTCTACGCCGGGGGCGGGGATTTTCGTAAAATGCAAGTAATTTTAGTAGGGGGGTGTGGTATGAGAAGGGAGTTGCCCGAAGAAGAAAAACTCTTAAAAAAGATTGAGCGCAAGAAAAAGGCTCGATTTAAAGAGTATGAAGAAGCTTTTAAAGAAATTGATAAAGATAAAATGAAACTCTTGTCAAAAACAATACAATTTGCAATTGATTTAGAGTTTAAACTAGATGAATTGAGGGTATTGGTTGATGAGACCGGTTTTATTGAAATGTATAAAAATGGTGATAATCAGTACGGGAAAAAAGAAAGTTCTGCTGGGAAAGCATACAATTCTGCCTTAAAAAATTACAATTTATTGATAAAAACTATCTTAGGAGAATTACCTGATCATATCAAAGCTGAAGATGATGATGGATTTGACGAATTTTTAAAAACGATGTCGAGGTGAGCCATGAATTATATTAAAATTTATCATCAAGCTATTGAAAAAGGTAAGGTAGTTACATCGCAAAAAGTAAAAAGACTGTATGATCATCTAATACAAAATATGGCAGATAAAAATAATCCGTATAGGTTTGACGAGGGAAAGGCGCAGTATGTCATTGATTTTATTGAGCGATTTTGTAAACACTCTAAAGGTAAATGGGCGGGCAAGCCAGTAATCCTGGAACTTTGGCAAAAAGCATTATTATCAGCTTTGTTTGGCTTTGTTGACAAAAAAACAGGGCTACGGCAGTACCGAGAATTAATTTTGATTGTGGCCAGAAAAAATGGTAAATCAACATTGAGTTCTGGAATTGGCGATTACTTATTGATTGCGGATGGTGAAGCGGGGCCTGAGATATATTCCGCTGCTACTAAGCGAGACCAGGCAAAAATTATTTGGAATGAAGCGGTAAAGATGGTTAAGAAATCACCAGCACTAAATAAGCGTTGCCAATGTTTGGTAAGCAAAATTAAGTGCAAAGTGAATGATGGTGTATTTGAGCCATTAGCAGCAGATTCTAACAATCTTGATGGACTTAATGTACATGGTGCGTTAATCGATGAATTACATGCTATTAAGGATAAAAACTTGTATGATGTAATTTTTGATGGAATGACGGCACGAGAGCAGCCGTTAATGGTTATTACGTCAACAGCCGGGACTGTGCGAGAAAGCATTTACGATATTAAATACGATGAAGCGGCAAATATCATTGCAGGGTATGATGATCCCAACGGCTATCATGACGAGAGAGTGTTGCCAATAATTTATGAATTGGACCATAGGTCAGAATGGGTAAGGCCACAGTGTTGGCAGAAAGCAAATCCAGCGTTGGGAACCATTAAAGATAAAGACCAATTGGCCGATAAAGTGAAGCGTGCGCAAGCTAATCCGATATATGTTAAAAATCTATTAACTAAAGATTTTAATATTAGGGAAACATCTTCAGAAGCGTTTTTGACATTTGAACAGTTGAATAATGAAGCAACATATACATTGTCCGATGTGCGGCCGAGATATGCAATTGGTGGTGTTGACCTATCAGCAACCACTGATTTAACCTGTGCCACATTGCTTTGGTGTAATCAAGAAGCAAATCAATTGTATGCTAAACAGATGTATTGGATACCTGAGGACTTATTTGAAAAACGTATACATGAAGATAAAGTGCCTTATGATGTGTGGCACAAACGTGGCTTTGTACGTAAATCGCCTGGCAATAGCATTGACTATCGTTTGATTGTTGAATGGTTTAGAGAGATGCAAGAGCAGGAAGACATTTATTTGTATAAAGTTGGCTATGATAGCTGGAGTGCATCGTATTTTGTCAATGAAATGCAGGACGTATTTGGGGAAGCCGTAATGGAAGCGGTTATCCAAGGGAAAAAGACATTATCTGGACCCATGAAATCGATAGGTGCTGATTTGGAAGCCAATCGGGTAAATTATGATAATAACCCTGTATTGAAATGGTGTATGGCCAATGTGGCTATTGATATTGACCGCAACGGAAACATACAGCCTACAAAAACTATGAATGCGAAGCAGCGTATTGATGGTTTTGCTAGTTTATTAGATGCCTACGTTGTGTTTGAACGTAATCGGGAAGAGTATTTGAATATAATTTAAAAAAGAAAGGGGGTGGAATATTGCAAAAGCGAAGCTTATTTGAAAAGATATTTGGCTTTACATGGGGAAACCAAGAAGAAAATACGCAGCAATTACAAGGTGCAAAATTGCTAAATGGTTATGACAACCTCTTTACAATGTTTGATGGCAAACTATATGATGATTCGACTATTAGGACTTGCATTGATACTATTGCACGCCATTTTAGTAAAATCAAAATAAGAAAAGTTATTAGACAAGAAAATGTCATTAAAAAGGACAAAAATAGCGAATTGGAATATATTTTGACCGTAAGGCCTAACCCATTCATGAATGCTAGTGATTTTTTGGAAAAAGTTGTGGCGCAATATTACACCTATAATAATGCGTTTGTGTACATTAAAACTGATAAGTTTGGGCATGTGTTAGGGCTATATCCTATAGATTCTGGCACTGTACAACTCTATGAAAGCACGGTAGGTACGAATAAGGAATTGTTTTTAAAATTTCAGTTTATGGGTGGTGAATATATTACAGTCCCATATGGCGAAATAGTACATTTACGCCGTCATTTTAACCGCAACGAATTTTGGGGCGATAGCAATGAAAAAATATTTGCTGAAGATATCAATACATTACGAGCGGTTAAAGCTGCCATTATTAATGTTGTTAAATCATTTGGTAAATTGCGAGGAATTATCAAATGGAAGACAACCATGCGCCCGGAAGACCAAAAGGAAAATTGGCAATTATTTGTTGATACTTACACAACGCCAGAAAATGGCAGTGGTATTGGTAGTATGGACAATAAAGCAGATTTTCAGCAGCTTAATGATACTGTTACTACTTTTGATAGTGGGCAGATGGATTATGCAAAGAAAAATGTGCTACAGCATTTTGGATTATCGGAAGGTATTTTACTAGGAAATTACAAAGAAGATGAGTATATTTCGTTTTATGAATCTGTAATTGAACCATTAGCTGTAAAATTTGCCCAGGAATTAACAGAAAAAATATTTACAGAAAAAGAAAGACGAGCTGGCCATGAAATCATCATGGAAAGTAATCGTCTTTCTTTTATGTCTGTTTCCTCAAAGATTAAAATTTGTCAGACATTAATACCGGCTGGTGGTCTAACTATTAATGAAATACGTGAAATTTTTGGATATGCTGGCATCGAAGGTGGCGATGAACGCCAGATTAGTTTGAACTTTGTTAAAGCTGGTGATCAGTCGAAATATCAAGTGAATGATGAAGGACAAGAGCCAATGAAAGGGGGTGATGGTGATGGGGGAAACAGTGGAACGCCGAATGGCGGAGATGACGACAAGCAATGAAATGCAAGTTGAAGGGTATGCAGCCGTGTTTAATCAGGAAACAATCCTTTATGAAAGTCCTGATACTGGATGGAAGTATTTAGAACGAGTTGATCCAAAAGCTTTTGAAGGTAGTGATATGACAAATACAGTGCTTAATTATAATCATGGAAAAGTGGGAACAATTTTAGCACGTGCTAGTAATGGGACATTGCGCATTAAAGCAGATGAAAAAGGGCTGCGTATTGATGCGGATATCATTGATACTACTACAGGGACTGATGTGTATAAATTGGTTAAGCGTGGTGACTTGAAGGAAATGTCATTTGCCTTTGTTGTCGATGAAGATGAAGAAATTAGGGATACGACAAACAAACTGTATTGTCGGGTTATTAAACGAATTAAGAAACTATATGACGTATCAATTGTTGATTTCCCAGCATATGAAGGAACAGCCATAAATGCCCGGGCAAAAGGAATTGATATTGAAAAATTTGAAGAAATAGTAAAAAAAGAAGAGCGTGCTCCAGCTGAACAGCGGAAACGAATTTTTATTTTAACAAATATGTAAATTGTAAATTACGAGGTGAATCATGAACAAACGATTACAAGAAATTATTAAACGCCAGGAAGAAATTAGAGCAGCACTTGAAGGAACTGCTGAAGGATTAGATTTAGATGCATTAGAAGCAGAAGCTCGTGCGCTTGCTGAAGAAAAAAATGTAATTGAACAACGCGAACGTATTGCAAAAGCTATTAATACAGGAATTAATACAGACGAAAATGTCCAGGTACGTCAGGTTGAACAACCGGGAACTGTGCCTGAAGCCATGGAAATGTACGAAACTGAAGAATATCGTAGCGCATTTATGAATTATGTAATGCGTGGCCAAGCGATGCCAGTGGAATTTAGAGCGAATGCTAATACCAAACAAGATGATATTGGTGCAATCATTCCCGTTACGACACTAAATAAAATTTTAGAAAAATTAACGGTGTATGGTCGAGTGATCCCACTGGTTAATCAGACTAATTATAAAACAGGTCTTGCAATCCCAACGGCATCCATTAAACCAACGGCAACATGGACAGATGAAGGGAAAACTAGCGACAAGCAAAAAGAAAAATTGGATGCTAGCATTACCTTTAGTGCATATAAGTTACGCTGCGCCGTATCTGTAAGCCTTGAAGTTGAAGTTAAAGCCTGGAGTGCTTTTGAAACAATGTTAGTTAAGCATTTATCCGAAGCAATGGCCGTTGCTTTAGAAGAAGCAATTATTGTTGGTGATGGCAATAAAAAACCTACTGGGATTTTAAAAGATACAGCTGCAGGCGTATCTATTGAAGCTGGTGCGGCCTCTTATGCCTTATTGACGGAAGCTGAAGGTGAGCTTGATGAAGCTTATGAAGATGGACCGAAATGGTTTATGACGAAAAAAACATTTATGAAGTTTATTGGTATGGTTGATGATAATAAACAACCAATTGCCCGTGTTGATTATGGCCTTGATGGTAAGCCAGAACGCACTTTATTGGGGCGCCCGGTTGTGCTTATTCCTTATCTTAAAACTTTAGGATCTAACAACATTGCTGATGGAGAAGTATTTGCCTTTTTGTTTGATTTTAAACATTACACATTAAATACAGCATACTCTATCGGGTTAAAAATTTATGAAGATAACGAAACAGATGATATTGTACGTAAATCCATTATGTTAGTTGATGGTAAACCTACTGATACTAACGGTTTAGTTAAATTAGTATACAAAGCTGCTACAGGTGCATAGAAAGGCGGTAAATAATGGCTGTTGTTGAATTAGAAAAAATAAAAAACTTTTTGCGAATTGATGAGGATTTGACGGAAGATGATGATTTAATTATGTCATTGACCGAAGCAGCACAAACTATCATTGAGCAAATGACAGGTCGAACCTATGACAACAGCCAATTATTTACATTGGCCATTATGCAATTAGTAGGACATTGGTACGAAAATAGGTCTATTTATACGACTAAAACTAACATCCATGACATGCCATTAAGTGTACAGGCGATCATTAACCATTTAGGGGTTAATGCAGGCCAGGCAAAAGGTGATGTAAATGATTAATATTGACGAGATTGGCGTATTAGATAAGCGCATCGAAATCTTAACTGATGGTGAATATGAAGATGAAATTGGTCTTACTCACGTAGGGCTTTTGCCTGTTTTTAAGCATAAAATATGGGCACGCTTTGAACCAACTAGGGGACGTGCTTATTTTGAACAGTTTAAAGATAAAGCTGAAGATTTTATTAAGGTTACGATACGGTTTAGACCAGGAATTAATAATGGCATGTACGTACGATACCGAAATGTAGTATACGAAATAAACACAGTAATTAATCCTTATATGGCTGATGTCAAACTGGAATTGATGTGTGTGGAAAGGAAGCTGAAAACTGATGAAAATTGAAGAGTTTATGGCTAAGTTAGATCATATGGCCAAGACGTTTCCGACGGAAAGTGAAGCAGCGTTAGAAACTGGCGCTAGGCGAATGCGCAAGGCTTTGATAGAAAACTCGCCAATAGGTAAAAACCAAAACTCTAAGCAACGAATTAGTAAAAATTGGAAAGTATCGTATGATTATCGAGGCAATGAAAGTGTAGCCAAAATCAGAAATACATCTCCACACTATCATTTGGCAGAAAGAGGTCATAAAATTGTTGACTCAAAAGGCAATGCAAAAGGGTTTAGGCAAGGGACTTTCTTTACAAAACGTACTATTAACACAGAAGGACCAATTATTAAAACGCTTATGGCCAAGAAGTTTTATCGGCTTGTAAAGGATAAATTATGAAATTATCTAGTATTATGGGCGCTGTAACTGGAGAATTAAAAAAAGAATTTAATTGCAAGGTGTATGCCGATGATGTGCAACGGAATTATAATACACCTTGCTTTTTTATTAAACTGCTAATTACTGCGGGGCAATATACCAAAAATACAGCGCAGAAAAAGGTAAATATCATCCTAACCTATTTCCCAAAAGAGGGAGATAAAGACAACTTACATTATGCAGACCTGCTAGACCGGGTCTATTTTTTATTTGTGCAAGGTATACAGGTAGGTAAACGGCATTTAAAAGTGTTGGATATTAGTGTAGGCAGGGCTGGAGAAGAGGACGATATTTACCAAATTTATTTAACAACAGAATTTATAGAAGCTCTTGAAGTCGATAATGGCGAAAGAGACAGAGAATTAATAGGCGATGTAAGCCTTGTAATTGAGGAGGAATAACTATGGCTAAATTAGGCATGCCGAAAGTAACCATTGCGTTTACCGAAGCGGGGATTGAAGCGGTAGAACGATCCAAACGAGGGATTGCAGTTTTAATCCTGGAAGATGATGAATCTACTATCAATACGCTATTAAAAGAACGTACCGTAAATGACGAAAAGATAGAAGCATTAACAAATCCATTTACGATTTATACAACTGATGATATTCCGTCGGAATTATCTGAAGAGAATAAAGATTATATTTTGAAGACATTAATGGGCTATGTAACAACACCGTATCGGGTTCGAGTGATGTTGCAGCCTAAAGGGGGCGAAAATGAAAATACGCCTGATAAATTTGATGCATCTTTGAAGAAAATTGCTCCGGAACGTTGGGATTACTTAGCAATCCCAACAATTGAAGAAACGCAAAAAGAAAAAATTGCTACATGGTTAAAAACTAATCGTGAAAATAAATACAAAAAAGTTAAAGTAGTATTACCTCAATACAATGCGGACTACGAAGGAGTAATTAACTTTAGCAACGAATTTGTAGAAACAAAAACTAAGACATATACCGGTGCAGAATATACAGCACGTATTGCAGGTCTTATCTGTGGAACACCTATGACTATTTCTGCGACGTACGCACCTATGAACGAAGTTATTGACTGTGATAAATATGACCTTGATGAAAATGATGAAAAAGTAAATAAAGGGGAATTTTTTATCTGGTTTGATGGTGACAAATTTAAAATGTCTCGTGCCATGAACAGCCTTGTTACAACTACACAAGGTAGATTGGAAGCCTATCAAACGATTAAATCTGTTGATATTGCCGACATGATGTATGACGATATCAAAAAAACAGCGGAAGATAGTTATATCGGTAAATACACCAACGATTATGACAATAAATGCTTATTGATTACAGCGATTATGGGCTATTTCAAAGAATTAGAAGATGGTCGCTTATTGTTAAAAGGTGGCAGCACGATTGATATTGACATTGAAGCGGTTAAGACTTGGCTACTAAAGAATGGTAAGAAAACAAAAGAAGAATTGGCACAAATGTCGGATTTAGAATTGAAGAAAGCCGATACTAAGAAGCATGTATTTTTAAAAGCCAAAGTTACTATTTTAGATGCCATGGAAGATATTGACTTAAATATTGCAATTTAGTAAAAGGAGAAAATTAATATGGATAACATGAAAGCCGAACAGGTAATGTCTGGCACGCAAGGCGAACTTTGGATTGATGGTGAATACATGGCTGAAGTAACGGCCTTTAAAGCAGAAGTAAAATTGATTAAAGAAGAAGTTAACCAGGTAAAAAAAGTATTTAAGCAGTATAAAATTACAGGCGCAGAGGCAACGGGCAACGTTAAGTTAAACCATGTCTCTTCTTTTTTTGCCGTAAAAATGGCTGATAATATTAAAGCTGGTAAGCAAACTGTTTGTACGATTGTATCTAAAGTGGATGATCCTGATGCGGTTGGAGCAGAGCGGGTGGTAATTAGAGATGCCACATTTGATAAGTTAACTTTAGCTGACTGGCAGGCTAAAAAATTAGTGGAAGATGATTACGATTTTACGTTTACAGATTTTGAATTATTAGATGTTGCAGAATAATTATTGTAAAAAGGAGAATAAATAATGAATTTAACAGAATTACTTTTAAATGCTGATGTGAAACAAGTTACTAAATTGCCTACAGAAAATTATGAAGTATCTCGGTTAAGTAAGGCACTAGGGGGAGCATTTGTATTAGAATTACAAGCAATTCCTACGAAGCGCATGAATGAAATTCAGCAGCGAAATATGACGGTTGGTGAAGATGGTAAACAGGAAGTTAATTTGTTTGATTTACAATTGGCCACTCTCGCCGATGGGATTATCAATGAAGACTTTAAAAATCAAGAAGTTTTGAAAAAATTTGGAGCTGGCACTAAAAAAGATTTGTTTGAAAAAATCTTATTAGCCGGTGAAATCACTGCCATTGCTGGCAAAATTAATAAATTAAGTGGTTTTGAAAAAGAAAAAAATAAAAAAGCAGTTGAAGAAGTAAAAAACTAATTAAGACCGACGGTTACACGGAATTTTTATATATTTTATTTAAAAAACATCACGTGTTGCCGTCGGTGTTTTTATCGTTACCAGAAAATGAAAAAATTGTTTTGAGAGCCTTTTTTTTAAAAGAAATAGAAGAAGAAAAGGCCGAGGCAGATTATATCAATAAGCTAAATAGTAGAGGGGTGAACCGGTAGTGGAAGTAATTGATGTAATGATGCGCTTGGTTGATGGTGTGACAGCGCCATTACGGGCAATTAATAGCCAGTTGTCAATGACAGCTAAGCAACAAAACGCTGCCGGTCGCAATGTTCAACGCCTGGGGAAAGATATTTCAGGCGTGGGGGAAGCCTTAACTCCGGTTGCAGCAGGCATTGTAGCAATGGGAGCAATGGGAGCAAAAGCCTTTGTTGGGTTTGATTCTGTTGTTACTGCTGCGGCTGCTAAAGCAGGAGCCACCGCTGAAGAAATGGAACAAATGCGCTCTACAGCTAGTCGATTAGGGGCTGATTTTCCGATTTCGGCTACTGAAGCAGCGCAGGGGATGGATAATCTAGCCGCTGCGGGCTATAATGCTAAAGAAATAATGGCTATGATGCCATCCGTTATTACCTCATCCGTTGCCGCCGGTGAAGATTTGGCGCTTACCTCAGAAGTAGTAAGTAATGCCTTAAATGTATGGGGGTTAAAACAAGGGGATATTGCAGCCAATACTGTACGAGTATCCGATGTAATCCAACAAGCAAATAATATGTCAAGCCTATCACTTAATGATTTTGGTGTTGCTATGCAATATGCAGGCGCACCAGCAGCAACCTTGGGGATACAGATTGAGGATTTATCAGCTGCTATGGCGATTATGCGTAATAATGGGATTGCAGCATCAACTGTTGGTACAACTTTGCGCTCTACGTTATCACGGTTAGCTGCACCACCTAAAGCGGCAGCAGAGGCTTTATCGCAGTTAGGCATTCAGGTAAAAGATTCGCAGGGGAATTTTATTGGCCTAGAAAATGTAATTGGACAATTGCGCACAGCGATGGGGGGATTAGCTGATACAGAGCAAGTAGCAATGGCTAAAGCTATTTCAGGCGAAGAAGGCTATAGCGGGCTATTGGCACTATTAAAAACGTCACCTGAAGCATATCGGGAAATGACAGAGGCGATGTACAACGCAGCTGGGTCATCACAAGCCCAATTTGAAATTATGAAAAATACGGTAAAAGGATCCATTGACGATATGATGGGGTCCATTGAATCATTTGCGATAAATATGGGCGATGTATTACGGCCTCAAATCCAGGCCGCAGCTGCTGCTATTGCATGGTTTGCAGATAGCCTTAATGCGTTAACACCAGAGCAAAAATTATTGTTAGGCAATATTGCAATTGGGATTGTTGCTTTTACTGGATTTACTTTGGTATTGGGCAAAGCAATTACTATGGGTGGCACATTAATGCGTACCTGGGCTAGCGTGCGTATTGTAATGGCTGGTGGCACTGTAAGTAACAAGTTATTACAATACTCTGTGCAAGGGCTCATGAAATCTTATGGGGGGTTAACAACTGTATTTAACGTAGTTAAAAGTAGTGCGCTTAGTGCGTTTACATTTATGCGTGGATTAACTTGGAGTGGGATTATTAAAAGCGCTCTTGGTGGGATTCGAAGTATTAATGTAGGTGGATTATTTAGCGGATTACTTGGCGGCATGAGAGCCGGCATTGGCAATGTGTTTCAAGGTATTTTTGGAGCATTAAAAGGATTTAACTTATCCTCAATTAGTAGTGGGGCTTTTCGAGCCTTTACTATGATTGCAAGAGGCATACGTATGGTTGCTATGGCTGGTCGAGCGCTATTTTTAAGCCCAATTGGCATTGCCATAATGGCTATTGCTGGCGCAGCGTATATTTTGTATCAAAACTGGGATAAAGTAGGCCCGTTTTTTATGCAAATGTGGGGGATTATTAGTGATGCGTTTAATCGTGCTTATACAACATTACAACCAGCATTTAATGCATTGATTACAGCGGTACAACCAATCATTAATTTATTAGCCGATTTATTTAATCAAGCTGCACAAGGGCAAGGGCCTTTGGCTATTTTATTTGGAGCTATTGCAGCTGTATCACAAATCCTTGGAGCGGGTCTAGTAGGAGCTATTATGGTGGTAATTAATATATTTACCAATCAACTAGTGATGGTTATTGATGTAGTGGCATCTGTCATGGGGGCAGTAATAGGCGTGCTAGCCGGGGTAATTAACTTTATTGTAGCGGTTTTTGTCGGCGATTGGGCTGGGGCCTGGCAAGCCGTTGTTTCCATTTTTGATTCCATTTTTGGTGGCATCACGGGCATCTGTGAAGGCGTGTTAAATGGTATTAAGGGGGCTATTAACTCTATTATTGATGGCATTAATGGTATATCTGTTGACGTACCATCTTGGGTTCCTGGTATTGGTGGCTCTAAATTTGGCCCACTGGGGATACCACGCTTATATACAGGCACCAACAACTGGATGGGTGGCCCAGCGATGATCCATGATAAAGGCGCTGAAATTGTAAATTTACCTACCGGCACACAAGTAATACCACATGACCAGTCGTTAACAAGTGCTTACAATCAAGGCAAACGTAGTGGTGGTGGCGGACCAGCGATTAATATTAACTTTTATGGCACCACTATTACTTCTGGTGGTGACATTAAAGAGTTAGCAAGAAAAGTGGCAGCAGCGATTTACTATGAAATGCAAAAGGCAGCGATTAATCAAAATGAGGGGGCAGTGTAATGGCATCTTTTATGAGTTTTATACGTAAAGTGTTGAGTAGCACTGGCAATGGTGGATTAAATCAAGGCTGTACATTTGTTATTTCGTGTGATGGGGAGCAGGTTCGATTACCTGTTCCACCATCATCATATGAAGTAGAAAACCCGTATAATAATGCTACAATACGAGTTAATAATATTGGCGATATTAATATGATTGGTACACCAGGGCTTAAAACATTAAAGTTTAGTTCATTATTTCCAGCGCAACAATATAGTTTTGTTGATGGGCAAGCTGATGATCCGTGGTCATATGTAAAAAAAATAGAAACATTTGCGACTAAACGTAAGCCATGCCGCATTACTATTTCTGGCACAAATATTAGCTTGGCATGCACCATAGAATCGTTCCCTTATCAAGAAAAAGATGGTACGAGTGACATTTATTATACGTTGAATTTAAAAGAGTATCGTTACATCACACCTGAAGCGGAACAAATTAATGATATTACAGGGCTAAATGGTCGTGTGGCTGAAATCCCTGAAAAAAGAGAATTTAATATTTATCCTGGAGATAGTCCTATGGATATTGCAGCACGAGCAGTTGGACAATTTAGTAAAATTGAACAACAAGGACCTCAAAGACTGGCATTATACAAGCAGTTAGCTAAGAAAAATTTAAAGGCTGGTGATGTAGTTAAAGCAACACGAGGGATTGTCAGCCTTAATGGTAAGAGGTTTACATTATGATTAAGCTATACTATACAGATCCCCCGGGCACAGAAAATGGGGTTGAAGATAAAGACATAAGTAATTACATTCTTAAAGTAACGTGGAGTGGGGATACATCACAAGCGGCACGAAAAATTGAATTTGAAATAGCTTACAATACTAAAGATGAAAGCTTTATCAATTTATCATTACAGCTTGGCGGTTTAGTTACATTTAGCGTAATTGATGAACAAGACCGGACGTATGATTTGTTTTACGGCCGTATATTCTTTAGAAGACGGTCAACAGACGGATATACATTTTCTTTTACAGCTTATGACGATATGATTTATTTGGCTAAATCAAAAATACAACGTGTGTTTGAGAAGGTAACAGTGACAGATGCCATTAAACAAATCTGTAATGAAATTGGTGTGCCTGTGGCAGAGACAATACCTCAATTAAATACAGTAGTCAGTTTTATAGCCGAAAATAAATCATGCACAGAAACATTTAGTATGTTATTTGAACGTACATATGCGGACACAGGGAAAACCTATACAGCAATCATGTTAGATGGTGGACTTAATGTAATTGAAAAGGGGACAGTCATTGAAAATTATATAGCCAGTGACATGCTCAATGTAAACAATACAGAACATAGCGAAAGCATTGAAAATATGGTTAATCGAGTAAAGGCTATTGACCAACATGGGTCAGTAAGTCAAGTGTTTACTAATGATGCAGATGTACAGCGATATGGGTTAATTCAAGATATTTATAAGATGCAACCACCCAAAGAAGGGGAAACGGTAGACAATGTTAAGATGGCCAAATCTAAATTAAAACGTGTAGAAGATGAATCAAGTCTTAAGGGAACTGGATATTTTCAATGCATCACTGGCTATGTAATAATTGTTGAAGAAGAACAGCTAAAAGGAAAGTTTTTTATAAAATCGGATACGCATACTTTTGATAATTATCAACATGACATGCAATTATCCCTAGAGTATATGCCAGACAATCCAGAACAACCAGTAATTACACAAAGTGAAATCGCTCCGCCATATTTTAAACCTAGCAAAAGAAAGAGGAAGAAAAAATGAAAGAGTTGGATAATCCTTACAAACAACTATTAGATTTAAATAAAAGTATGGCAGGGAGCGCAGGTATACAGGCTATGGCCAAACTTGGCAAGATAGTATCACCACCACCTAATTTAGTTGTATCTGTTGATGGTATGCCAATTACAAAAGCGTTTATTTGGCTCGATGAATATTGGCTACAAGGGCATGAAAGACATACTAAAGGTCATTTAGTATCGGCTACTCAAAACAGGGCCGGTGGAGGGGGCTATGCAGAATTTGCTAGTCATAATCATGACATTGATAATGACTATACAGAAAATATTATTATGACGGATACTTGGCATGTTGGGGATACGGTTTTACTAATCCCAATCGTAGGCCAGGATAATAAAACTGTCGAACAATATGCGGTGCTCTGTAAGCTTGTAAGATTGGATGGTGTTTATTAATGGCAAATCCATTTTTGGAGTTAAAAGACGTACCTAAAAATGAATTACCAGAATTTAGGGAATATGCCTTTGATTTTAAAAAGAATCAATTTGTCATAGAAAATGGCCGACTGGTAGTTTTAACACAAAATGAAGCTATTAAAGTATGGGCCTACAAAGCACTAATCACAGAACGTTATCGATATAGAGCTTATTTTGACGATTACGGAGCAGAATTAGAGCATTTTATAGGCACAGTAACTAATGATGGCACTGAAGCGGTAGAAGTATTTAGATATATTGAAGAAGCGCTGCTAGTAAATCCTTATATTAAAGATGTAAATATATTAGGGATTGAACAGGAGAAGAAAATATTTAAGTTACAAATAGAGTTAGTAACTATTTATGGTGATACAGTACTTGGAATTGAGGTGTGAAATGATTGAATTTGAATTTAATCAAACTCAGTTGAAAATTTTAGAGAGATTAAAAGCTGATTTTGAAGAAAAAAATCCAGATAATATAAGCACCACAGAAGGTACATTTGCATTTGATACGATGTCAGCAAGTGCAGTGGAGTTTGAAAAAGGATATGCAGAAGATGAATTGATTTTAGCTGCAGCCTTTTTAGAAACTTCCTGGGGGCCTTATCTTGAGATGATTGGCAATCGGCATAATATACATCGAAAAAAGGCGACGAAGGCAATAGTAGAATTAACTGTATTTGGTAATAGTGGTGCTCAATTATTAAAAGGGTCAATGTTCGCAACAGCAACAGGAATAAATTTTATTACATCAGAAGATGTAATTATTCCCGCTTCAGGGCAAGTAAAAGTTAAAGCCGAAGCACAGGAACCAGGCGCAGAATTTAATGTGGAAGCTGATACGATTAATAAAATCCCAGTATCTATTTATGGGATTTCAAAAGTAAATAATCCAGAAGCAGCGTATGATGGATTTGACGAAGAAGAGGATGAGGAATTACGAAAGCGAATTGATTTTAAGGTAAATATGCCAGCAACATCAAATAATGATGCACATTACAAATTAATGGCACAAGAAGTTCCAGGTGTTGGTGAAGTATGGGTTATACCTTTATGGGCAGGCAATGGCACCGTTAAAGTAGTAATTGGAGATAGTAACAATGATTTCCCGAGTGATGATTTAATAAGTAAAGTTGCAAATCATATCGCTGAATTTAGGATAATAGGGCCAACAGTTACAGTTGTAGGTCCTACAAAAGTAGCGATAAATATACAGTTAAAAGTAACTGATGGCACGGGCACAGCGGAAGAAATAAAAAATATGGTAAATGATTATTTTAGAAGCAAAATATTTAATCTGCCATATGTATCTGTAGCTAAAATAGGTCAAATGATCCTTGAGAAAACAGGGATTAATGACTATGCTAATTTAACAGTTAATGGCGGAGTAGAGAATATTACGATTGATGAAGAATCAATGCCATATGTAAAGGATGTGAAACTGATTGTTTGATTTTATACGTCAAAAAAAAGTAGACATATCCCAATATTTGCCGAATTATTTGTCTAAAGATAAACATTTTAAGGCGATTAATGATGCTAAAAGCCGTGAGCATGAGAGATTACGTCAATTTAAAATAGAGTTGATAAAACAATTGTTCCCGGAAACGGCCACATGGGGATTAAAGTATTGGGAAGAATATTTACACATCGAAGATGTAGCTGAAAATATCCAGGATAGGCGGGAAGCAGTATTGCTAAAAATTAATAGCAATAGTGTAAGTACCATTGAATTTATGGAATCTTTGGCCAATAAATATATTGTTGATAAATCTGCTCGAATAGAAGAAGTATCTAAAGAGTATTACTTTAATTTATTTTTTAGCCGTGATAAATGTATAAATCTTGATCAGCTGAAAAAATGGATTGAGGTATATAAACCATCACATTTAGGTTACAAACTGTATGAAGAATATCAGTTAGAACAAAAATTAAAATTAGGCGGCATAATTACCATTTCCGAAGCACTGGTAATAGAAACTGCCGATGATTATACAGCACCGCAAATGGAGCAACACGTTGCCATTGCAGGTGCTATTTACTTTGAAGAAAATTCGGTAATAGGGGGGGCATAGAATGGCACAATTTCCAGGATTAACATTTACTAAAACTGGATACGAAATGATTACACGATCTGCTAGTGGCTTAACAAATGACCAATTAATCGTTACTAAAGCAAAATTAGGCTCTGGAATGTTTAATGGTGATATTAGGTCACTAACAGATGTAGTAAAAAAAGACTTAGAAGTAACATTGAGTGCTTATAAGTCTTTAGGTAATGGTCAAGTTGAGTATTCATTTGTGTACGATAATCAAAGCGTATTTAGTGGGTTCCAGCACAGAGAAGTTGGGATTTTTGCCAAAAATGGTGTTGGTGGGATAGAGAAATTAATAGCTTATTCTAACGCTGGCGATAATTACTCTTATATTTCAGATGCATCAAAGGCGATACCGCTGCAAACAATGAAAGTTGTATTATCAATCGGCGATACACAAAATATATCGGCTGTAGTTAATGTTGCAAACGCAGTAACAGAAGAACGACTAGCATTTGTCATGAATCAGCATAATACAGCACTAGATGCGCATCAAAATATGATGCAGGACCATAATGAAAGTACAAATGTTCATGATGCATTACAAGCGTTGTTTTTAAAATTGACGGGTGGGACAGTAACTGGTACGACTAATTTTAATAGCAACGTTAATCTGCAAGGAACATCAACAGGAATAACACAAAGCTATTCTGACAACTCAACTAAAATTGCAACTACAGCGTATGTTTACTCGTTGCTTAATAATTTTTTAACAAGTGGACAAACCAATAATGAAAAAATCAAAAAGGCTGTAGAAGCCGCTAATCGTGCGGGTTATAGCGGAAGTGAAGGCGACTTTAGAGACCCTAATAAATGGTGGGGAAAGGTACCAATAAAGCAAGTTACGGGTGATCCACTATACTTAATTATCCAAGGTGGAAGTGCCGATATGCCACAAAATGCGAGTTACGTGGACAAATCATATCCAATCAATTTTACAAATAAATTACTCGCGGTCATAGTTTGGGACACAAATGCTACAAGTGGGGTTACTAGCACAGCTAATCTGTCTATTTCAAGTGATATGTCCACATCTAATTTGGACAAATTTAGAGCTATTACATCATCAAATGTGCTTGGCGCTTTTGGTTGGTTAGCGATTGGTAACTAAATTTAACTACTACGTCCAATTGCGATATACCACGATCCGATACCACTATCACGTGATCCGTTGGGCGAGTAAGCACTATACCAAAAGCCATCTCTATCTATGGGTTTATCAATACCAACCATGTCAGCAACAACGATATTAGCCCCCAGGGTAACGCCAAAAGGTACAGCAAAGTTAATAGCAAATTTAACCTTAACGGGCCCAGTGAACGATGATACGGGGCCTGTAGCTCCACCTTGGATAATTAACCAAAAAAATAATGGGCCAAAGCAAATAAACCATGAATTAGGATTACTAAACCGTGCATTTACTCCTAATCCACTAAAGGTTTTTTTGCCAATAGCCCGAATTACATTATTATCAAAGTCTTCACTTTTTAATACATTAGCAATTTCAATATTAAATCTCTCTTTAAAATATTTTTTGACCCATGCCACACGTGCGCCTAACCTCGCTAATGTGCTATTCTTATCAATCACCGTATCATCAATGCTTGTTGTATCATTTGTAAAGTTTTCCTCAAATGCTTCACGCAAATCTAACACAGTTACAAATGTTTCATCTTTGATAATTGCAGTTACATTTTCTACGCCACCAATAATTGTACGAATGTTGTAAATTTCGCTTTCAATAGGTATTGATTTATCTGGCACAAAGCCTACCCTATCACCACCATTAGTATAAGAATACAATACTTCGCTGCCACCTTCAGCACGTGCATATAATGCAACTTCTTTTGGAAAAAAACCTATTTGCAAATCTTTATTTGAAATAGTTGCCCTAACTAAAAATTGTCCATTACCTTCGTTAATGCCTTTAGTAATAGGTAATTCCATTTTTGGTGAAAATAAATCATTCAATTCATTTATATTTTTTCCTTTAGGAACATCGCCATCACCAATAACAACCCTTGTAAATTGCAATTCTTTATTCATAGCAATACATTCACTGATTAATGCTAATCCTTTTTTAGTTACTACGTTTTTAGGATATTGTGAAGCCATTAATTAATCACTCCTTTTCTAACAATAAATATCATGAATTACATTTGATTTAGTTATATAAATACCAGCCACTATTTCCGCATCATCTAATTCTGTGCTAATGCCTACATTAGGTTCAATCGTTACAATGCTAGATGTTGTTACACACCCACCTACATATAATTCACCGTCAACACTATGTAAATCTGCTACTTCCATGCCCAAATGTGCTGGCTTAACTACTTCCATGTCTCGCCTAATTTCTGGTAACGCATATACAAAACTTGAATTGTTAAATACTAACTTCAACCGCCCATTTTCAAATAACACGTCAATATCATCTAGCACATAGATTTTTACAATTTTACGTATTTTTTCTAAGTCCAACTTACCTGATTGTTGCCACTTCGCTTGCACTCTTCGTCTTCGTTCGTCTAAAGTGCCTTCTGCGCCAATGTCTAAATCTTTTTCATAATTAAGCAAGCCATTTTCGCTAGCTGTATCAAAAAAGACGTTGTCAAAAAGTTCATCCAATTTCTTGTCAACGTCTTCCATTGTTACGCCTGCTGCGTCATATAATTGTCTAACCCATGGATCATTGCGGTATAACTTATTGATTGATTTCAATGCATATATTTTTAGCATTTCCCTATCATTATTCATTTACTGTCACCTCTATTTGTCCTAATATAGCAACCTGCTCTTTAGTCAAATTAATTCTAGTGGTGCTACCATTAACACGGTAACTATCATAGTCTTCAATTCCATCTGTATTAATTATGATTGCCCCTATTTGTGCTACACTGACATAATCTTGTTTAAACGCAATCTGTTTCAAATATTCTTTAATTTTCTTTTCTAGCTTGCCTTTAATAATACTTGCCGTTGTATTTTCACTTTTAATCACGCCATTAATATTCACGCTAATTCTTACAGGCTGTGCGCTAACTACAGTACAATAAGCCCCAACAGGTGCTTTACCTTCCCCTGTACCGCTAGAGTTAGGATCTATATATGCTTGTACTAAATTAACTAAATCAGTACTTGCTGGCTGTCTGTCGCTATCAATCAACACTACTTTTACGGTATTATCACCATTCCAAAGCGGAATTACATTAGCTTCACCAACGCCTTCTACTTCTTTTGCCCATTGCTTATAGTGGAATGTATTGCCACTAGTTGCAGGCTCTCTTAGTTCCTCATAATACCGTTGCCTTAAATCATCATCACGTTCTTCATCTTCACCGTTGATAGTAGCCGCTTCATTAGTTATGGAAATAATACCTGCCAAGGTAACTGGCATTTTAGTAATGCTCCCTTTAGGCACATTGCCTTTAGTGCCAGTTGATACACATTCTATTGCTACTCTACTACCAGCACTAACATCTTTAGTTTCTGTAGCTACAAATTGTAAGCCACTTTCACTTTCAAATATATTGCCAATGCTAATAATGCCGTTGCCTTGTATTACTGTAATATATCCCGTAGCGTGGGTCGCTTTCTTACGCTCCGTGCCACGCCTTTGAAATACTACTCTTGTTAACTCATCACCTACAAGATTATCTACATCTTGCTTGCGTTCAATATCCTGTGCTTTTAAACACAATAATAAAGCAGCAAATGCCATGCCACGTGTTAAATCATAGGTCGGAAATCCTTCAGTCTTTTGATAGGCTTCATTAATTTCATCAAGCATCACATTATGCACCATATCAACAGTAATTGGCTTATTAAAATCAATATTCGTACTCATATTTCACTTCCTCACCTGTGGTTGTTTTTACAGTAAAAGAAAAAGTACCCTTGTCAAATCGCCAATTACTCACCGATTCTGTACAGGGTACTTTATTCAATATGCCATCTGTAATGCGCCGTTTAATTTCGCTTACAACAAATGACCGTGGCAAACGATAACCTACTAACTTATCTAAGTTCAAGCCAAAGGTATCACTATAAATCCTAAACTTATTTAGTTCTGTTCTGATAAATAATTCAATCCATTGCTTGATAGCGTCCACTTGATTCGTTTCTACGTTCACACCATCTACAATAACAAATCGCTTTAATTTAAAGTCAAACCTCATGTTACGCCCTACGCTATTTTGTGCATTAGTCTTGGTCGATGTGCTTTCAATTGAATTATTAAAGTTATAGTCTGTTGGAAACATCCTATTCACCTACTGTCTAACAATATCATCAATAAAATAATGTTGGCCACTTTCATCAGGTGTCACTTTTACCAAATCACCTACACGCCATATAGGTTTAATATACAGCTTGCCACTGCCTTTTGATTTGTAATTTGTTTCAGGCCCACCCATGCAGCCATTAACTGTAGTCTTACCACTATGCTCATAGGTATATTCCGCTTCATGGCGTAAGATTTGATTACAAATATAACCATTAGTCTTATCAATCCTAAATTTCCCATCACGTATAGTAACTAGCCAATCACTGCCAATGGCTTCTACTTTACCTAAAATACATCCCATTGGTTTAGGATTATCACGATTCCTAAATTCGTTGGCCATTTGTGCATGCCATTCTTCCATTACATCACCTTCATTCTTGCTTAATGAGTTCCAAATTCATTGTATGATTTTGCCCATAATCATGACTACAGTTTTTTATTAAAAATTTACCTACCATACCTATAATAGGTTGATTAAATTGCAAGATACGGCCACTGCGCACACTATCATCACCAAGCACTTTAACACTAAAGGACTTCTTAATTTTATTTAGATCGTCTAAATATTTTTTTGCCACCTGCAATGCCTTTGCCTTTTCTTTGTCCTCTACTTTTTGTACCTTTTGTAATACGCCAAATCGCTTAATACTTTCGCCATCTTCTACATTGGCTAACACCTGCATATTTTTTTCACTAGAGGAAATAATAAGTACACGATTTTTCATATCCTGAATGGATTCAGTATAGCTATAATCACCAACAATACCAGTAATGGCCACATCAAGAACTAAGTCCTTGTAGTCTTCTACATACAACTGATTATTACGTACTTCAATCCTATACTTATTTCCCGTTTCTTCTGTGGCTTGTTTGAGTATATCCTTAATAACATCAGATACTGGCGTTCCTTCATACACCTTTTTAATCTTAGTGTTAATTATAGGTACACTAGCTAATGGTACATTATTAACAGCACAAACCTGCCTAATTGCCGTAGTCCCATTAATATCATTGTATTGTATTGATGTTTCCGATTTATTTAGATAAAAAGCATAATCAAAAGCGGTGTATGAATACTTGTTAATACCTGATTTCTTGCAATCCACAATAATGCCAGTAAATATAGATTGTAATTCTTGCTCACTCCCTGAATCATTAAAACTTGTTCTATTATTATTTGCCTTATCGTTAGAAAAAGTAATTTTACCACCCATCGCAAGCTGTAGATTATCCATATTAACATCAATAGGATTGCTTACTAAGTCAAAGGTAAATTCTTGGCCAAGTGTATCCGTATTATCCGATAGCTTGTAATTACTTGTATACGCCGTGATTTCACGGTTATCATTATCAGCTACATTTACATACTCTAACTTCATACCATCACCTCTTATCCTGTTAATGTGTTATTACTACCTGTAGTACTATCTGTAGTTTGATTTACATACTTATACTCACAAAATTCAATAGTCGCTTTATAATCTCCTACTTTATCTTTCACAAATTCAGCTTTATTACATAAACACGCCATATTAATCAATTCACTTCCATCACTAAATGTTACAGCAATACGCATTACTTTTCGCTCTTTCATTCGTTGTTCTATAAATTCTTTTACTTCTTCCCCATCACTTCCCCTTGGTCTAATAAATTTATAGTTTTTATCTACAGGTAACAAAATATCACTTAGAGTATATATTCTTAATCCCATATATCCTGCTAATAAAATATCACCTGTAGCACCATTAAACACTTCATTATTCATGTTGTATTCTACTTCGGGTAATGTAGCAGGCACCACAGGCATAACTACATGTTCATAGGTTAGATCATCATACAATACTATGTCAGCTTTTGATGGTCTATTCAAATAGTATTCTACCTGATCCAATAGCATATTCAAAAATGACATTACACCACTCCCTTACATATTATTCATTGCTAATCTAACCTTATCAGTAATATAACGTCCACATTGTTCCATAAATTCCTCATTACCAATAACATTACCTCGTACCGTTAAATAAAGCTTTATGTCACCAGTCCTATTAGATGCCCGCTTAACGGTTTCATCATGAGGTATAATCTGTGTTCCACTTGGCAATACAATTTCTTCCCCTCGATTATTTTCGTTAACGTATGTACTACCGCCTTGCCAGTAGCCTGTACCTGTTGCATTGTGATGTTCATTATTACTTTCATCACCAAATATAAAGGATTTAACCGCAGATAGTCCATTTCCAATACTAGCAATCTTATCACTAATAGCACCTAATATACCATCTGCAACAGTTTTAATTGCGTTAAAGTAACCTGTAAATATGTTAACAAGTCCAGAAATAGCTTGTTCCCAGTTACCAGTAAAAACGCCTGTTATAAAATCAATAATCCCTTGAAATATTTGTGCAATACTATCTTGCAGACCACTAAACTGATTAATAAAACCCATAACCGCTTTATAACCTGCTTCATGTACTGTAGCTACAAAATTATAAATTGTATCAACCACAAACATTATAGTATTAAATATTGACGCTCCTAATTGCACAAACCATTCCATCATACTACTCACTAAAGATGTTAGCACAGTATAAATCGTGGCATACATATTAATCCAACCTGCAACTAATACAATGATTACATTAGTAATAATTGTAACAATTGTCTGTGCTAATGTTATAACCCCTTGGATAGCATTATTTATGGCTTCCGTAACTGCAACTATAATCTGATTAATAGCCGTAATCACATCATTTACCATGTTGTTGAACCAATCAACTGCCATTTTAATTGCATTAGCTATGGCATTAACAATAGCATTACCTAACTCAACAAACCACTGAATCACACTATCAATAGCACTTGAAATAGCGTCAACAATAGCATTACCTAATTCTGTAAACCACTGCATTACATCATTAATAACCGCACTACAGTATTCACCAAAGGCTATAACTACTGCCTTTACTTCGTCCCAATACATAATCAACGCTACAATCAATGCAATAAGTGCAGCTATGGCTAAGGCAATCAATACAATTGGATTAGCCGCCATGACTGCATTAAAAGCAGCCATGCCAATTTGTGCGCCCTGCATAGCCGTTTTCAATAGCGTAAACACAGCTACTACTTTACTAATAACATTAAATGCTACAAATCCTGCTACGATGCCAGATAATAACGGTATTAGCACATTTGAATGTTGTATAAACACATCAATAACCGTGCCTATAATAGTAATGCCTTGAACAATAGCATTAAATGCCACCGATAAGCCATTAACTATTTCATTTCCATGTTCTGCCACCCAAACAGCAAATACATCTAGCTTTGATACTAATACATCAAATACAGCGCCTAATTTCTCTTGAATAACGGGTATTAATTTGAAAAAAGTCCCTGCTAATACTGCTTTTATCTTTACTAACTTTCCACCCATCACTTCCAGCATATCACCATAAGCGTTTTGTGCTTGCTGTATTTTGCCATCTGGCGTTTCTGCTAACGCTTTATTTACGCCCCCTACATTATTTTGTAAAATTTGTGCAATAATAGCAGCCCTTTGATTGGAATCACCAAATTTAATAGCTTGCTTTTCTGCATCAGATAGGGTAATACCTACCCTTGATAACGCCCCAGCATTACCCATCATAGCTTTACCAATTAAATTAGCAATCCCTACAGCATCTTCCTGCGTAGCGTTTAATCCTTTTTGTTGCACTAATAGATCAAGCATGCCCCCACTTAATGTTTTAATTTGTTCCCCATTAAGTTGAAAGGTAGCTAGTTGTTGCATGCCACTAAGCGTTACTTCATCACCAATAACACCTATAGATTGTAGCTTGCCTGCATACTCTACTAGTTCTTCCTTAGTACGCTTTACCGCATCACCGCCCATGGCTTGAATAGACTTAACATTCTTCAAGATAGTTTCAAGCTTCACTTCTGCTTCTTCTTGATGTGCAGCTAACTCCATCGCTTCATCGGCAAAATGTTTAAAGGCGCCAACGGATAATATAGCACCTATCCCTGTTAGCCCCGCTGTCATTGTACCAATAGAGCTAGTAATCGATAGAAACCGTGCATTAGCACCTTTACCAAAGCTAGATAACTGATTACTTGCTTTTTTCACTTGCCGTTGCATTTCTTGTGTAGCGTGAACAGGCTTTTTTAATGGTGCCGTAAATTTATCTACCAATGAAATTAATACATTGATTCCTCTACTTGCCATATATCTTCTCCCACATTTCCTTTTCTTCTTCACAATCTGCATTCATACAAGCTTGAAGAAATATAAATTCTAAACTATCCATTGCTAATAAATCGTTTAGTTTATGTCCATGACGCAAGTAATATCTAATAACAGTTAGTTCGCTGTCTGTTCTAACGGCTTTTTTATTTCACCATTTAAACCTTTGAACGAATTGCCATAGAATGATAAAATTTCTGTTCCTAAATTTGTGATTTCATCAAAATTATCTTCTAGCAGCTTCATAACAATATCTGTAGGTTCAGCGCACTCATATTTTTCTTGTAGCTGCTTATTATGCAACATAGGGGTACATTTATAAATTAATTGAGTAAAAATGGATAGCTGTTCTGTTAGCCCCTCCGCTTTATCAATACCTTCTACAATGCGTAATACAGTAGTCAATGGCTGTTTAACAATGGTTAATGTGCCACCCAATGTTTTAACTTCTACTTCCTTGCTCTGAAATCCATCATTTAATTTACGATTTAATAATTCTTCTAATGTCAATTTTTTCATTGATTTTCTCCTCATATAAAAAGAGGGGCGTATATACCCCTCTCGCCTTTTTAATTAAACAATCATATCTAAGAAATTATAATCAGCTGCTTTAAATGGGACACTTGTTTCAAGCACCTTCTTATTTTCAAATTGTGTCAACATGACTTCATCTAATGTTACACCTAAAATTTCTACTCGTTCCGCTCCGTGTGAATCAGGATCAGCTAAGGCTGTTACAAACTTCATGTCGCCTAATTGTAGCGTCTTAGCCCCTATAGCCACTTTGGCTTGAATCTTACTATCAATCTTATGTAATACAACGGTACCTGCAATCGACGTACCCACTAGCCGTTGATATTTCCCCGCTTCACCTTGAACATTTACTTCTTCATATTCTAGCGTTAACTTTGCTTCAAAGGATTTAACTTCTGCTAGCAGCTCACCATCTAACCAGCATTTGCCAAAATTCCCCCGAATAATTTTATTATGAATCACCGTATCCATAGTTTACCCCCTATTCCATCGTAATTTTAAAATGTAAATCTTCTACCGCGTCCAAAATCTTAATATTACCAGCTAAGAAGATTGTAGATTTAAAGGTACGTTTCTTGACTGTATCTTCATCCCAGTCTTCTGCTTCTGTTTTGCCAACAGATAACCATGCTTGACGTTGCGCTTCTACATCAATATAGGCAATATTATTAAATTCTTCATCAAGAATTTCACCTGCTTCAATAGAAGTTAAAGTCAAGAAATAGGTGTTTACAGAACTAATAAACAAATACTGATTATTTAAACGATTCTTATATTTACCTACCCAGAATTTTTTAAAGGTTGTATAAAGGTCTTCTAAAATAATGTCCAAAGATTCCACAATGATAATCTTGCTCATATCTTCCGTTTCTGTGCTTGTGTAGGTTGTTAAACTATTAACACCACGGTTGATTTTTACAGTTTCATCGTCATCTTGGAATAATACTAAATAACCTTTATCTACCCATGCATCAATCGTATTTTCATCATCGTCAATGAAGCTTTCGTCTACGCTATCAATATCTTCTAAATCATAAAAAGTACAACTACGATTCATTGGCAAATTCGCTAATACCGATGTAATGCGTGGTAAATATTCATTCATTGGAATGTCACGCTTTTCATCAATGCCATGCACACTGTCATTACGTACATTGATTAAATGCATATCATCCGCTACTGTTACATTGTGTAATACGGCCTTATATTTTCGCCCTTTAGACTGCTTATTGCGACTTTTTATATAACTAGCCAAGTCCTTTTGAAACTCTTTAATTGTTGTCCAAACATAGTTAAATTTCTGCTTATCAATAAGTTTCTTAACATCCGCAAATTCTGTAGTCGATGTTGGCACATGAACTACTCGTAATTTAAATACATCGTTGTAGAAACACCGTTTCAAAATCTCAATATTTTCTGCACTGTATTTATCTTTCGTAATATCCGCTTCATATTTAAACAAATCAACACCAGCTTCTTGCCGTGTATCATCTTTCAAAATAACAAGCGCTACCCCTCGTTGGCTACGCTTAATAGCCGTGACTGCTTTTTGAATAAAAATAATATCAATGACTGGTTGCCCCATTGTACTACCTCACTTTCTACTTCTTATTAATAGTAACGTCTAATTCTTCCATCATTGGTTCAGTACCAACATCTGGAATGCGTTGTACTGCCAACACATTAAATGTAGTATGTAAAACTTTATCCGCCTTATTGATGTAATGCTTAACCTCATCAAATGTAATGCCAAAGCCTTGCTCTGTTTCAATTCGATTGCTAAACATACTACGTAATTTCTCACGCACACCTAATAACTCTTTAAATCCTATCTTGCTATCACTCGCAAAATAATACATTTCTAAATGGTACGTATCATAGTAATATTCAGTAGTTAATTGCTCATCATCAATCTCTTCTACGTCAATATAAAAAGAGGGCCGTTCAAAGCCCTCTTCTATATCACGGTCATTTACTTTTACATTTAGAATATTTCTAATGGTAACGGTTAATGCTTTTATAATATTTGCTGTGCCAATCATTTTAATCCACTCGCTAATAACTCATCAACAAATGCTTCTGCCATATCGCCATATTCTTTTTCAAATTGTCTAGCAGCCTTACCCATCGTATTGCGCCCCCTAACCCACTTTTGCTTATTAGGATTCTTGGCTTTAGTCGCATGTCCATGCTCAAATAAATGCGCATGTGGCGCTTTATTTTTAACACGCACTTGAAACTCATTGCCTTGATATTTATAGGCGCTCCCACGTGATAAGCCCCCTATAAGGTCGGTTCTCTTGCGCTTGCCGTCAACTTCCTTATATCTAGCTTTGCCACCACTAGATAAATCTGCTTTATATTGTGCCTTAGCAATTTTAAGTTGCCTATTACCAGCCCGCTGCATAAAGTTCTTCGTCTGCTTAGGAAATTGTTCTTGCCCTAGCCTAATGATTTCTTTCCCTAAATTGCTAAGACCTTCCACCTCAATTTTTCCACTCATACTTTTACCTCACAAAATATTTCAAGCCGTTCTTTATTTAGATATGGATCTAGAATGTATAAGATATCGTACCGTTGACCATCAATTACAAACCACATATCAGGCTTAATATCGTTACGATACCTTATAACAATCTTATGTGTAGTCCTTGATAGTGTTGTATCAGCCATACGCCCACTTAGTAAACTACCTGTTTGAGGTATCACAGCGCAATACAACTGCCCAAGTAAGGTAGGTTCAATAGGATACTGTCCTAATTCGTCCATTTCCTTTGCTTCGCTATTATGCCACAGTTCCGCCCTATGTTGTAACATACTGCTTAAATGGCCTTTTCTATACACGCCATCACCTCAATCAAATTAAATCAAATTTTTAGAATAAGCGCTTAAAATCTGTAATGTAGTTGGATTAATATTAGCCGTTTCCGCCACAGTAAATTGCCTTAAATCATAAAATTCTGCACATAAAGCTAGCACAGCTAATGGCATATCTTCATAATTGTCCAGTTCTTCCACTGTTAACCCTGTATAGCTGGCACAAAAGGCTTTAGCCCCTTGAATAGCCATTGCAACTACTTCACGCTCCATACTATCGACTAAATCAACACGAATAAAGCTAGCAACTTTCTCTACCGTCAATTCACTAACCTTCATTCTTCTTACCTCTGCCACGGCCTTTAGGCTTAGCTTCATCTACTTCAAGTACTTCAATATAACCAGCGTTGACTAAATCCCGTTCCCACATTTCATTGTCTAATTCAATGACGGCTCCTAGCGGTGCCGATATAACACCGCTAAAGCCTACTAATGTTCTGTATTTCATAATTAAGCACCTGCTTTTAATACCCCAAAGTATTGCGGATTGATAATTTTACTATCCGCTTCAAGCCAATTAATTACACCTACAGCATGTTCGTCAGCGTATTTTTCCTGCAATACTTGGATTTCAATCGTATCCTTTACAATCTTAGTGGCTAAGCCTTTCATGTCGCCAAATACGGCCACCGCTTTACCTGCCTGTAACGTTGGCATGGCATCAGATTCAAACACAGGATTACCAAGTAAACGGTATTGCATGGCGTCCTTAATGTCCTTATTAAGCAAATAATTGCCATCTTTATCTTTTAATTTAGAGATAGCCTTAAAGGTTTCAGGGTGCATAATCCACACACCATTAGCACGTTTAACTTGTGGCACTAACATTTGTGTATCAATCAAATCATCAGCCGTAATGGCAATACCAGATGGTGCTTTAATTACACGATCATCACCAATCATGAGTACTCCTTCCATTTTTCCTGTAGTCCCGTTCAATAACTCTCTTTCAAGGAATAATGCCGATTCTTCCGCTACTTTCGTAATCACATAATTCACAATATCAAATTCACTATTATTGATTAAGGACTTAGAAATTTTAGCCAAGGCTCCTGCTGTGTACCCTTCCAATGCTTTAGATGTAAATTTCGCTGCACTCGCTGTTAATGTGGTAAATTCATCTGCATACGTACATTTAATCCGACTTTCTTCTTCATTATATACAGGGAAGATTAGCTTACCTTTTACATCATAAAAATCAGAAAGTTCTAAAATTGGCGAAATGTTTTTAATTGTTTCCACAATTTTCCCTGCAATAGATTGAGGAATCACTGCGCCATTATTGCCTTTGGTAAAGCTCATTTCTGCACGTGTTTCTAAATCTTTATATTCCATAGTACCTGTGCGCAAGAAGGATGCAAACGCACGTTTTTCTAAATCGTCCTGATTAATTTCTTTATCCTTACGGTCATCATCAACCACGTTCCACATACGGCGTTCTTCTTGACCTAGTTTTAAGGTTTTATCAATGGCCATTACTTCTTCATTAAGTGTATCAAATGCTTTAACTTCCTCTTCATTCAATGCACGTGTTTCTGTATCAGCTTTTTCAACTAACGCATTCATTTGTTTAACAAGTTCATTACGTTTCTCAATCAATTTTTTAAATTTCATTTCAATTCTCCTTTACCTTTGAACATAAAAAAAACACTCTTATGAGTGCTATTCTCCTAATGCTTTTACAATATCTTTGTACTTTTGGTTTACATCAGCTTTTTCTTCATCTTTTTCTTTACTCCCTTCTTCTTTTTTTCTTGTCTCCATATCATAATCAATGTCTTCAATGCATGCCATCGCACGATATTCAAGCAATTCTTCTTTATTTTCACGCACACTAATAGTCGTTCCTAAATATGCTGGTTGAATAGATAAGATACTAACTTCTTGTAGGCTAATCTTATTCAGATTCCGTACTTCTGTTTCTCCTACCTTTTCCCATGTTGCTTCCGCTTCTTTAAACCCAAATGACCACCCTTTAAGCTGTCTTTTCTCCGCTTGTTCAATAACTTCTGCATCATTTACAACTGCACGTGCATATAATCCAACATTATCTTCACGCAATTCAAGCATACCGCTTGCTTGGTCACCCAACTTCCTCTTGTGGTTATACATTAGATCAATATTTCTATTTTCTTCCAACGCACGCTTAAATGTTCCGCTTCTTACCTTTTCAACAAATTTGCCCCGTACATCTTGCAAAGGCAAACTCGTTCGCTCCGTTACATTGACATAACCTTCAATTATTGCTTGTCCGTTTCGTATCTCTACCTTCATTCTCTTCACCCCCTTTCTTTGTTAAATCTCCATATGTACCTGTATTAGGCGTATATATCGTTTTACTATCTGGATAATACAATACATTAGCCAAATTAAGCCCTACAAAATCAATGCCTAACGGTGCCATATTTTCTAAGGCTCTAATCTCATCAATGTTAATCCAGTTAGCTTCTACGGCCGTTTTATATGCTTGATAACGTGTTAGCATGTCCGCTTTTAGTAAATCGTTCATATCAAAACTAAAATAGTAGCTTCCTTTTTCCGCTTCAAGCAGCAACGCCCTATTCATAGCTTGTGTTAAACAGTCTATGATAGGTACTATGGCCGTTTTTACAAACACCCTAAAGGCTTCTTCATTTGTAAAGGTGTCTTCTGCAAAGCCTAGAATCTTATATAGTAACTCTGTATTAGTCTGTTTATTCTCGTTCAACTGATTTTCAGTAGCCGTTGAATCAGCCCCTTCAAAGGTTATCCCCTGATTCAATACAATAACATCACTGTTGTTATTACTATATAAACGATTCCACCCCTTCTTCAATTCGTCCATCATTTCTTTAGATAGCTTCCTATCCGATTTTAAAAAGCCTTTCTTACCGCCTTTACTCATTGCGCCGTTTTCATAGCACAATGCATTGTACATAGTGGATAAAATCACAGCATTATCATCAATAATCCCCCTACCACTTACGCCATTAGCGCTATTCCTTACTGCACGCAATATATTAAATTCATCGTATATATTACCGTCAATAACATAATAAATTTCACGATTAATCCGCCTACCATTGTCAATTAAGCCAACAGCCCCCTTAGGAATATATTCCAAACTAATAGGTGTATTACCATCTTTCCCTAAATAGCAATAACAACTACCTTCTAGTATTAAATCGTGAATCATGGACACCTTAGTTTCATAGGCATTTAATACGCTATTAGTTTCAATATTTAATAGCCTTAATCGTATATCATTATCTACTTCTTCCACATGATTATTTGATTCTCTATACAACCTTATAGGTAGGCCAGCTATAACATTAGCTATTAGTTGTACACCGCTAGCAACAGCTGGTATTGATAGGGCTTCTTCTCGGGTTACTTTTTTTCTAAACATAAACCCTTTCAACAATACATCTAACTCATCTTCAACTTGCCGTACTTCTGCATTGCGTGTTTCCAGTCCTAGCCATTTCTTCCAATTCATTTATCAATCACCCCCTTTACGTCTGAATCGCCCAACCAATTGTTTGATTAAGCATGTAATCTTGTTGCAATAAGTACATGGCATTAATTGTGGCCACAACCATATCAATCTTACCTGTTGACCGCTTTTTGTTGACATACCGATTCATATTTGTATCGTATACGCAACGTGCGTTCTGAAAGTTGATTTCAAGCAGTTTATTGCCCTTTTCATAGGCTACTTTTCCATCAGTAATGAGTTCTGTTAGCCATTTAGTAGGTGGATGCAGCACGCTGGAATGTTGTTTAATTTCTACTACGGTATACTTTTCTTCCCACTTTTGCGCACTAGAAAGCGCATTCCATCGGTCATAGCCTATGCCCATAACCGTTACGCCATACGTTTCTTCAACCTTGAATACATAGTCTTCAATTACACTGTAATCTACTGTCCTATCCCCACAGGCTACCGCATACATAGCCTTGATAAAGTCTTGATATGGAATGCGTTCAAGCTTACTTTTTTCTTCAACCCTATCTTCTGGCAAGAATGCGCGTGAATCAATTAGCACTTGTTCCGCTTCATCGTCCCAGCTTACCATAGCAACGGCTACATTATCCGTTGTCAACGCTAAGTCAACCCCTAGATATACTTCACGACCTGACCAATCAATATGATCTACGGCGCCCTTCTGTAAATCGGCAATGTTAATAAACGATTCTGACCCAACGCCCGAATATACAATATTACAATGCTTGGTAATAAAGTTTTCACGCTTGCTTTCAATCTCAATAGCAGTTTTGCGTTTCTTCTTCAAATCATTCATCATGGTAGGGACTTCTAATGCTAGTGGATTGGCTTGTTCCAATATACTATCACTTGTTGCCCATGCCTTTTGATTATCTGGCTCATACAACAATGAAAAGGTTGTATCATCGTCTACTGTACCCAACAATACACGCTTTGCATATTCTACTTCGTCCTCAAATGGATTAGTTACAGTAGGGTATTTAGTTGATATGATAATACCCAACTTATTCAATATAGTGAGTTGGCCTGAGCGCATAGCTTCAATAGCGTATGTATTAGGTAGTGCTCCTGTTTCATCAATCAAAAATACATTAGGCAAGCGCCCATCTAAGCGACTATTTGAATAGTTTAACGGCACATATCTATTGTCAGTCAGATTACAGTGAATATAATCTCGTAACAATTTGAATTTTTCCTTGCCATTTAGCTTGCCCCTAAGTGCGGGCGAACTACCTATAATCTCTTCAATAGCGTCTTTTACTTCACGTGACAATGCCCCATCAGGTGCCACAGAATAGAACTTAGAGTACTTTGGTTCTAAAAAAAATAAGAGAATAAATATTAATGCCACTAAAAATGTCTTAGCATTCTTACGGCATATCTCCAGTATTGCGTTTTCATACCGCCGTTTACTTGGATTATCCTTATGGACTACGCATAGCACAGCGACCAAAAACAACCACTGGAATCCAGCTAACGCATTATATATGGTTTCGCCTGCTTTTAACCCCTTGGCCATAATCAACAATTTCAACACATTGTCTATGGTTTTAAGCTTTTCTTCATCGACAATATATTTCTTGTCTCTACCATTGGCGACTTTCAAAAACTGTTTCGCCTGCAGCTTAACATACTTAGGTGCATTAACCTTATTCTTAGCTACAGCATATGCATATTGATACGCTTTATGTTCCTTATCCATCATGTACTATCACCTTGCAATACAATAAGCAAAGGGTCTTGCGCTTCCTTTTGCTTATTAGCCACTAACACCCCTAATTTAGCCCGTGCCTGCGGTGATAGGCATAATTCATCACATAGCTTTAAATATGTTCTAACCAGCCGTTCATGCGTGGCCACAAATTTATCATTATACGCTAAATCTGGTACATTTATAACCTGCCTATTGCTATGGTGCAACATACAAATTGATACCGCTGCTTGTGTTATCGTCACCGTATCTAACTTGCTTAGCACGCCCGCTTCACGCAATGCTTGTTCAATAAATTTAAAGGCATCTAATTGTACTGTATCTAAATATTCTGGCGGTGTAATCTCAACATCACCACTCTTAGTAAAAGCACTTTCAATTGCTAATCGTTCTTCTTTTTCCTTCTTAGTTAAATGCTTTTTAGTCGCATTTACAGGTGTTGCTTTTCGCAAGATGTTCACCACCTTTCTTGAATACGGCCTATATATATAAGTAAATATTTTACACGCGCACACGCGCCTGTCCCAAAAGGGAAAATTGTGTAAATTGAGGGGAGCAGTACGGTCTTGCTATCACTGCCAAAATTTTTAATTTTTGATAGGGGGGGCTTTAATTAATTTTTTCAAAAAGTTTGGTTTGTACTCCCCTTTATCAGCCAACCCATGATGATATTTACACAGTGTAATCAGATTATTTTTATTTAATCGCTTTGCCCATGCTTGATGCAATGGCTCAATGTGATGCACATCTAACGATTCATTCACACTGACTATGCCATCTTGCTTATAGCACAGAACACATAAGTGTTTATCTCTATCCAATACTTCACTCCTACACCGTTGCCATAATTGACTAGATCTAAACCGTCTTATCTTCACACGTTTTGCATTTGCATTATCATGTTCACGTTTATAATTTCGTTTAGGTTTCTTTACACAATCACCTTCATGGACTCTACCACAATAACTACATGCTTTTAACATACTCGCTCCAATAAAAAAAGAGACGATATGAATATCATCTCTTTTACTAAATTAACTATTAATTTGTTATAATAAAATACAACTGAAAGGAGGTGAACTAAATGTCGGACAAAGTAATACCATTAAATGAAGGTTATGAACGTAGAAGTTTTCAGCGCCCAACATCTACTTCTCCACCTGCTCCGCCTACTCCACAGCCCCCTCAAACTTCTGTTCCAACTCCACCGAAGAAATAAATTTATTTACATCAAAATTTCCAGAAAAGAACCCTTCTGGATAACCGTATTCAATTATTTCTATTCCATTTGTCACATCTACATATGTAGATATATATGGAAAATAATCCTTATATTGACCATCTAGCCATCCATCATAATGAGGATGGCTTTTCACTTTTAGTTCTATTAACGAATCAGAGCCGAACGATGCCCCCATAAATTCACCTCTGGCAATTCGATTTCCATTTCTTACAATTTCAATAATGTGTGGCTTCCCATCCATTAAATTGCCATTTAATAAAGTGTCTTCTTGAAAGTATTCATAGCCATCTTTACTAATTGTAATAAACCTCATAGCTCGATGCCATATTCCTTTTATTACTAATTGCCATATAGCTCCTGTAAAAATACCACTTACTATCGCAACAATAATCATAATAATTCCTAAGATAATACTATCTTGAATATAATATCGAACTATCACGAATCCTAATAAAAGCCACATACTTGCGAATAAACTATAAACAAAATAATTTAAAACTTGGTCTATTGGTGTTATTTTTGATTTTACATTGCCTAACGCCCTTGCAACCTCCTTCGCAATAAATCCAGGTGCTAATAAAATAATTATTTCAATGTAATATTCCATATTTTCACCTCCTTACTAGTATACATCATACCCCATTGCTTTTCTATTAATCCTATGGACTTCTTCGCATGATATGCCTTCACGTATGGCAATCGCTTCTTCACATTGCGCTTTACTAATTCCCCCACTATGTGCTTTAATATGACACTCTGTACATAGTTGTATTAAGTTGATGCTAATATCTCCGCCACCACTTCCTACTGTATGCACATGATGCGGTTCAATATTTGTCCGCTCGCCACACAATTCACAATATGGCTTGCGCATCTTCTGTATCATCTTACGGTCTACAATTCGTTTATACTTTGGCAATAACATGTTATCTTCCTTTCTGCAATAAAAAAAGCACCCATCATATATAATGGATGCTTACTTTTTCGCCTTTTTTAGCTTTCAATTTATGATATCACATAAAATTGCACCAGTAAATTGCACGATTATTGCACCGATAAATTGCAAATTTTATTTAACCGCATCAGCACCATATAAGATAATAGCTAGCTTATCTACCAAGCGTTTGCGTTGTCTCCACACAGTAGTTTCAACACAATGTAGTGCCTGTGCAATCTCTTCTTGTGACTTGCTTTCAAAGTAATATAGCCTAATGATGTCTTTGTACTCTTCATTAACAATCGCTTCTAACGCCCTATCAACTTCTTTTATTTCACTTTCATCAATATGCATCTTGCGCTTAATTTCTAATGTCTTAGCAGCTCTCAAGGTTTCTATATCTGTCTGCATTTTTGAACCAGAGTTACTAAGGAACATTACAAAGTCTTTAGAGCGTTCAAAGCTTTCACGCTTAATATCTTCTAAATCCTTCATATAATTTATAATATTAAGCTTCAAAGTTGAGTAAGCATATAATCTACGTTCTGTCATTTTGTAATAATTAAATTTACGCTTATTAACTGTACCTGCCACTTCATTTACAATATCATGACAAATACGCTTAATATCTTCTGCCACTTCTTTCTTTTTATCGTCCATACTCTTTTAACCTCCCTACCCACTCATCATATTTATATACATCAATGTTATCGGACTTAGCTTGTACCCATTCCCCTATACAGCCTTTACTATTTTGCCAATCTCCACACAATACCAACACATCACATTGCCTTAACATACGCAAACAAATATCTAGCCCCTTAGCATACTCATTCTTAAAATATGTCATTCCATAATTATGAATTGGTGATAAATAAACATTGTCTGTATCCTCTTTAATGAGATACCTCATAATCCTATCTACTTTTTCTTTATTTTCTATCAATCCACCATATGGATGCGCTACATACACTAATAACGGTTCATTAATCTTCATCATCTTCACTCTCCATATCCTCTTCAAATTTATTCCCTCGTACCCATGATGTGTCATTAATTTCACATACATCAGTAATATATCCCCCATAATCTGCCACAAATTTTCCTTCATCAAATCTTACAAGATTAATTGTTTCATCATATTCATCATACAAAATATCGTTCTCGTAAATCCGTATACCATATTTATCGGTTAACCCTGTATACTGACTTACTGTATCCGCTTCAATTTCAATCGCTATAGCATTAACACATACTTGCTTCCGACTATAACAAGATAACCCACATGTACCTGTTATTAAATATGTGTGTCCTTCTATTTCTTGTACTGCATTACCATAATGCCATTCGCCAGAAAGGTCACGTCCTCTAAATTCAATTATGTCCATTATAATACCCCCATCCACCACTGATATGCAAAATATGCTAAGATGCACCATATAGTTGTAGCTACTGTTATAACCACTCCTGTTTTTGCACCCACCGCTTCACCTTGGTCTAGCTTTAACCGTTCCTTTAATTTCCATTCATCTACACTAATAACTCCTTTAACAGCTAACTTACTGCGTTCAAGTTTCTCTTTGGCCATACTTTCCATCATACGATTAATGGCATCGCCTGTAATTTCTTTCTTATAGGCTTTTATAAATGTAGTTTCTTTTGTTTCTAAATTAATGATTTCTACCACCGCAATATCATCTGTTGTTTGTCCTTTTTTCATTTATTAACCCTCTCTATAAATCTAAATGGCCTTAGTAAGTTTTCCTTAATAACGTGCAAATCATTTTTTATTAACTCCATAATATAAAGCAAAACATATGGCTGTGTTCTGCTTACCAGTAATCCTATTAATACATACATTGTCACCACTACAACGGTTACTGTTACTATTAATATTGCAATCATGAGTCTATACTTCATTGCTATCATCTTCGCCTTCAAATAAATGCTCTTACGCTCTACTTCCTTTTAAAATGGTATATTTTCCTCTGTTCTAAAAGTATCAAAGTTACAAGCAGTCTTCTTCATTCCTACCGTCATAGTAACTGCTAAAATTTCAGTAGTATATCTATCTTGTCCTTGCTTATCCGTCCACTTTCTATAGCGTATCTTACCTACTATAGTCACATAATCTCCTTTCATAAGCGCACCATATTCTTCCGCATCAGTCCACAATACAATGTTATGGTAATACACAGCATTCTGACCATTAATAGTCTCATTTGTAGCCAATCTAAATGTAAGTACTGGTTTTTGCGTTTTTGTATACCGTAACTCCACATCATTTGCTACATGTCCACATAGCAATACTTGATTAATATTCTGCATTTATAGTCTCTCCAATCTACTAAACAACAACTCATTGTAATCTGTAGAATCGTTTCTAATATAAATTTTAAAAAAATCACTTTTTAAATACGTGTAGTTGTCTGTTTTTCGCAATCTTCTAGCATTAGGATTCCTAATAATCTTCCATGTTTCCCAAATGCGTTGCTTTCGCCTAGTATTCATTATTGCCCCCTTATCTTTATTAACCTGTAAAATCTATACGGATAACCTTCAAGGCTCACACCATCAACAATAGAATCAGTTTCTACATAATAGCCTTTCGGTGGCTCAATATAGCGGCTCCACGTGTTACTTTTCAATGTTTCTACTTTAACTTCTGCCTTAATCAAATTTTTACTAGATGTATATCGTCTTTTAAATACTTCGTTTTTCTCGTAATAACAAGCACGTTTTTCTTTTACAAAATAAGATGCTAGACGTATAGCATCCTCTGCTTGTCCTCTATACAATACTAATTTATGAATTCCCTTTGGCCATAATTTAGTCAAGTCTTCTGTAAATAAATCTACCGCCCGATTAATAAGCAAATGGAAATGTATTCTCCGCTTTCCTTCTGCCACGTAAATGTACTTCAATTCTTGACCAAGCTTCTTATATACTCTTTGCAATCTTCTTATAAAATTTCTAATATCTTTCTTAGCTTGCTCCCATGTCGGCTGTTCTTTATACGTAAGTGTCAAGTAGTAATCATTTGATTTGAAGTTATTATCTATCGTCATACGTAATTCTGATTCTGCCATTTTTTCATTCTGCTTCTGAATAGCTTCTGATGTAGCATTTATCTTTTCTCTACGTTTAGAGTTTCGCTTATAAGTTCTGCCATTATGATAGTCTAATACTTCTTTTATATTTTTACTGCTAACAATTCTACGTTTTCTCATCTTTATATCCTCAATGGTTGATTATTTAATATGTTATATCTAGTTAATAAAGGCCTATATTTACAGGCCTTTATTGCTATCATTAACCATTTTTGATATAATTTTATTGTCGATAAAATATATCATGGTTTTCCGTGATAACTGGATTGAGGGCTTACTCTTTTGAGTAAGTCCTCTTTTACTTTCTTATAATATTTATTTTCATGATTTGGACAAACACAACGGCTCATTCCCATAGCAAAAGTATAATATTTACATTCGTTACAGTGTTCCATACACACTAAACCTCCTACTTTTGCACAATTTACATAAGCCCGTGTCTTCTTATCCACTTCATCACATAATTTACATAGTGGCATAATTAGTAATCTCCATTAACTTTGCCACTGCTCTTTCCCTATTAGTAAAAAAATAACTTCCTTTCAATTTTGTATTAGCCACTACCGTGATTCCATACTTGCCAGCTTTAGATTTAATTACCACCATAGCTTTAGGTAGCATCACATCAGCTTGCCACCCTTGTGAACGCCGTATAGTCGTTATATTAAGGGCTTGCTTTAGTAGTCCTTCTTGCTGTTCTTCATTTAATAGCAATTCCTTGGCCAATAGTTCTAAATCTGCTTTACGCTTTCTTCTGTTCATATTGACCCCCATATGGATTATTCACATTGATACGTCTAGTAAAAGGATTCACTGGCATATTAAATGACCTTTGTAACTTTTTTTCTTCTAGATCATCATAGCTAGTATCAAAGTCTACCTTTTCAGGTTGCCGTAAAAGCAATGCACCTAGCACACAATTAACAGTCAATGATGCACATATCAAAGTATCTACTATTGTGCTCTGCGGGCCATCTGTTCCCACTGTGGCCATAACCCCCAAACCAGCTAAAAATAGTAGTATATTCTGTAAATACTTTCTCATGACTATCACCCCTTTAAATATGCTAAATGCTGACCTTTTAAAAAAGCTTCAAAAGCCGGCACACTGATACGTTTTACTTTAGGGCTAATTTCTATAACGATTTTGTCATACACGCCCTCTTGACGCATTAGTTCCATTTTTCGCCACACGGTACTTGGATTCATATCAAAACGCTTAGCAATTTTGCCTACTTTTTCATATAGAATATCTTCACCCTTTTTCATTGCTTAGCCCTCCAATTCTTTTTCAGCTTTACTAACTGCTGCTATGGATTTAATTAGTTCACACTTGGTAATAATTTTCTTATTCATCAGTACACTAATTAGTGCAGCTGTCAAAATACGGTTAGACTCTACTGTAGCTAACACAGTATTTACATCATCTTCATCAACCTTTACCCAATCTTTAACGCTAAGAATTGATGTATATTCTTCTGTTGCCTTTTCAATATCTTTAATATCCATTCTTTTATCCTTTCAAACAATCTATAATTTCTTGAACCAAGCGTTCATCTTCTGCACTTAATTCTGTCTCTTCATCTTCCGTTTTCCAATCTTCTGAATCCCATTCATTGCCCATTGTTATTACCCCCTCTGTAATTTAATGCTATAATCTAATCAAGAAAGGAGGTGATAATATGGAACTTAAATTACAGGAATTGCAAGCCATAGAATCTATTATGTTTGACTTAACCAATTACTATAATCCATGCCATTTTGTTTGGACGTTAAAGGCTAACAATGAATTATTACAAGCTACTACATTACCTTATGAAGAAGGAAAGCCTAGCTACAAAGCCTTTAGCAAAACATATAATGCTGTTCATAGTGAATCTTTACTTGGTCTATTTGATTATCAAACGTATTTTCCAATAGTTGCCAAAGGTCTAGAAGGGCGTTTTGATAATTTTGAAACCGTTTCCGGTTGGTTACTTCATACACCGGCTGAACTTCTCTTACGTTGTAGTAAGCCTGAACTCTTAAATAAATTAGATCTTAAAAAGTTAGACTTTCTACCGCCAGCTCTTCACAACGTAACCTTGCTTAACAGTAATACACAGCTACCGTTTGTAATTGTAGATAAAGAACAGCCCATTCAAATTATTTCTCTTGAACTTATAGAGAAACAAAGTTAGATTCATATTCTAATTTCTGTTTTACCGCTTGAAGGATTCCATAAGCTTCTGCATATGTGAGTCCTTCAATTTTTTTAAGTTCTAAAATGATATTCTTAATAATTTCAGGCTCATCTTTCTCTTGCTTAACTCCATGTTTTAAAGATTTTGGCTTAAATTCTTCGTTTAAGTATTTAATAATTATTTGTCTTTCAGTTTCACTTAACTTATTTTTTTCTTGTAGTGGCATTGTTTACTCTCCTTTTATTCCTCATTTCTTAAATGCTATAATCAAATCAAGAAAGGGGGTGATATTATGAATGATAAAATGTTAACCATAGTAGAAAATTTTGAAACTAATTACAAAGAAACTTTACAAAAACATGAAGATAATTTGCCACCTGAAGCTTGGCAGGCTTTATATGATTTAGGTGCAGATATTAAACATGCTTTAGAAGAACTTGTAACTTGTATCAAATGATTCTTTTGAAGAACCTTATTAGAAATAATGAGGTTCTTTTTTATTTCCATGGATCTTTTATTTCTAACTTTATTTCTACACCTAATCTACTTAACTCATATGCAGCAGCTTTTAATTCCTTTTGTGCTGCTTCTAATCTTTTCATTGCCTTTTCTAACTTTTCATTTCCTTTAATTTCTAATTTCATTCCTTTTCTCCTTTCTTTATACTGTCTACTAAGCAAATTAAACATCTAGCTTCTTCATCAATGGCTTTATCTAATTGATCTACTAATTTGTTATATTCTCTTGAGTATTCTTTTACTTTTGTTGTATGAGAATACTCTTTTTTATTTAATTCTTCACTAATTTCAAGTAATTTTTTTAGCCGCCTTTTTACTAAATAACGTTCCATGCTATTAGATACATTCATTGGCTTCACCTCTCTTCGCTTCCTTTCCGTGCTATAATGTCCTAAGAAAGGAAGGATAAAATTTCTAAAAATTCCAGTGCTATTATCCATGGAACTCTTATCGGTATCATTAATGGTCATATTGCAGATACCTTGACCGTTGAAATTAGTGATAGTGCCATTATTAACAATTCGTAATTTTTTCTTGTTTAGGGTCTTGCATCTGCAAGACTCTTCTTCTTTTAAATTAATATATAAATCAAGCAATTTTGGTATCGTGGCATCTATTTCTTGTCCTATATTTTCTGATTTTTTATACCATTCTATTTTTTTTAAAATAAGTTCCTTTAAACTTTCTTTAATTTCTACTTTCATTGGCTTTACCTCTCTTCGCTTCCTTTCCGTGCTATAATAAATGCTAGAAAGGTGGTGAATTTACTATGTCTTTAAAGTTTAAATACGTCTTAACCCCCAACGAACATACGCTACTTTTTAACGCCCTTGATTATCTACTCCTAGATATTTTTGATTTTGAAGAATTAGATCTTTCAGGAAAAGAAAAATCATGCTTTAATTCTGCATACACTAAACTAAAATCTAATTCATTGGAACTCAAATTTACCTTAGGTGAAATTGAGGAAATATTTAAAACTTTGAACTACATTATTAATCTCATCGAAACTAACGAAATTGACCAAGAAATCAAATCAGAAGATTTCCCTAATACTACTGATTTAATTAAGTTAAAAGAAAAGATACGAAATAATTTAGAATAACCGTCTTTCTTCTTTCAACTTTTCGTTTTATAAAACAACCTTTTAATAACTTTTCTTTTACCATCTGGTTTATACTTTTTGTGTAATGTGAATTTATATGCGTTTTTCTTTTCTTATATACTTTAAGGGTCACATCTTCTTGTGGCTCTTTTTCTTTTGGTGGCATTGGCTTCACTCCTTCGTGCTATAATTAATTCAAGAAAGGAGGTGTATTATGAAAATAGAAGGATTAGACGCCCTAGAAAAATCTTTAAATGAGCTTAGTGCAAACGCTAAAAAATTGTCAGAAACTTCAGCTGTTCCATTTGACGAACTATTCCCACCTAGCTTTATGAGGCATCATACAGACTCTAGCAGTATTGATGAATTTCTAGAGAATTCTCCATTTACTATTGAATCTAAAGAAGACTTTCTTGCAATACCTGATGAAGAGTGGGACAACTATATAGTTGCTCATACTGATTTTTCATCTTGGGAAGAAATGCAAGGCAAAGCTGCGGAGGATTATGTAGTTAAACAACTAGGCTTTTAAGCTTATTTCTACCAACAACTTATTTTTTACTTTTACACTAAAAGGTAAGCACTGCTCTGCTTGCCTTTTTTTATACTCTATTTTCATAAAAAGCTTCTTTCCTAACTTAGCTTTTTTATTTGGTGGCATTAACCTCGCTCCTTCTAAAATTAACTTTAAGTGAACTTCATTGTTAAAAAAATATATTTTGCACTGATTCATCAAAAAAAGAAGCTATACGCTTTTTAATTTCATCACGAGGTACCCTTTCGTTAATTTCATACATAGCAATAGATGTACTAGATATTCCTAACTTAGTTGCTAGTTCTTTTTGCGTTAAATTTTTAGAGTTTCTTAGCTTTGTAAGTTTTTCACCAATACTCATCTTCATTTTTATCCCTCCTTTCTAAGTTCACTTAAAGTTTACTACATGTCTAAAAAGTTGTCAATCACTTTATGTGAACTTTTTCATTGTATTTACTCACTCAATGTGATATTATTTAATTAAAAGAAAGGAAGTGAATTTCAAATGACGTTCGGAGAAACATTATATAATTTACGAACTACACGCAAAGTTACACAATCAGAACTAGCAGATTATCTTAAAATATCCAAAAGCTTAATTAGTATGTACGAAAGAAATCAAAGAAAACCTAGTTTTGAAATCCTTGAAGGTATAGCAGATTTTTTCAACGTTGATATGAATACACTTCACGGAATCAATAATTCTACCTCACCGCAAAATAATTTTACACAAAAAGACGAACGTGACATTCAGAAACGTTTACAAAATATCTTAGATGATCTTGACGATAAATCTGCCTTAAACTTTTTCAATGGTGACGAAGAAATGGATGAGGAAACCAAGGAACTATTACGTATCTCTCTTGAGTCCTCAATTCGACTTGCGAAAAGCAGAGCAAAACAAAAATTTACACCTAATAAGTACAAAAACAAGGACAAAGAGGACTGATTGCCATTGGACATTAAAGGTACTGTTAATAGATTAATAAAAAACAACAATACCAATAATCCCTTTTCAATATGCAAGGCATTAGATATTGTTGTTAAATACGAAAACTTAGGCGCTATCTTAGGTTATTGTGATACTCACTTCCGAATGAAGACAATTCATATTAACGAAAATGCACCAGAAGAACTTCATCCGTTCATCTGTGCGCATGAATTAGGGCATATGTTATTACATAAAGATGTGAATATTCCATTTCTAAGCCGTTATACTCTCTTTTCTATTGACAAAATAGAACGTCAAGCAAACTCATTTGCGGTTGAATTATTACTTCCAGATAGCCTATTAAAAGAAAATAATGAACTAAACTTTTATTGCCTTGCTAAATGCCACGGTATCCCCGAAGGATTAGAAGGATTAAAACAAATTTATTTTAAATAAGGAGATATTATGTAAGATAAATACAAGGTAATTGCTATTCCAAGTAAAAAATAATACTAATTAATTTGGGCTTAGCCAATGGGGCCAAAATTACAATATCATTTTTTATTAAAGAGAGGATAAATAACCATGAATGATACATACAAAATTATTGAAATTATAGATGAGTTTACCGTAATGGTAGATTATGGGACAAATGATGGAGCAATGGAAAATGACCAGTTAAATATAATTACTATCGGTGACCCTGTTAAAATTGATAATATAGATTATGGTACATATGACCTCATCAAGGCCACTTTATATATTGATACAGCCTACCCCAAATTTTCTATTTGTCGAAAATATAAACAAATATCTACTGACCTGCTTAATCCAATATCTAGTTTTAAACGGATTTCATTCCAAAAGCAAAAACTAGAAACTGCAAACGCTAATTACTCATATCGAAAACTTCCAAAATATACACCTATTCAAATAGGCGATTTAGTTAGAATAAAAAAACATTGACATATAAATAAAACATGTTATAGTATAAGTAGTAAAATGATTTCAGCTTAAGTGCTGGTCACCGTCCCACTGCTTATACAGCAGTGGTTTTTTTTTTGAGGATACTGAATTGAGTATAGAATATGATAAACCATTTAAAACATATGATCAACAAATTATATTATTGGAGTCTAGAGACCTAATTATAAATGATAAAGATTTTGCTAGACATGCACTAGAAACTTTTTCTTATTATGATTTAGTCAATGGTTATAAAGATGCATTAATGCCTAATGATAAATATTTACCTAATATAACTATTGAAT